TAATTTCCTCAGTTATATCCTGAGTTGTAGTAGTAGTACTATTCATAGACCCTTGAGTGAAATTGGGTTGTACTAACTCAGCTCTTACTACCGTGGGTGTTGCCAGCATTAAGAGTAAAAGCCATTTCTTCATTGTTCCTTTTTTTTAGCCATAGGACAATTTACTGTACCTTGTTTTTTATTGTTGCCTGTAGTAAGGCCAAAGGTCGCTAGTGCTCCAGTAAATACACTAGCAACGAACGTGATATCAGAATTACCTGATTTTTTAACCATAGGTATTTCTACATAGTTCATCGTAATGATGAATCCAGACCAGACGACAACGCCAAGCCTAACGAATGTACCTAAGATTTGTATCTGATGTTCTTGATCCTCTGCTGCATCCTTCAGCTTACCGAGGAGTCCCTTTTCTTTTTCTTCTGGCGGTTTTCCTTCCATTTATCTACTTTTTTTTGTAGGAACTTTTGGATTTGTTTCTTTAGTTTGTCAAATAAAGGAGTAGCTAAGGTGGTAGTGGCTACAGCTGCAACAGCTGCATAAGTAGCAGTAGCTACGACTTCTGCACTAGGTAAGGGTAAGTCAATCTTAACAACAGGAACTCTTAGAGTTGGTTGTTCAGTCGTTGCTGTTTCTTCTTCTTTTTCTGCTTCTTCTAACTTTACTCCAGCTGGTGCTTCTAAGTTACTAGGAGGGGTGACAATCGGTGGAAAGACTGGCATCTCTGCTGTTGGTTGCTTTAGAGGGATACTAGGCATATCTAAAGCACTTGGAAGTTTACCTCGTCCTAAATTGATGGATGGAATTTCCATTAACTAGGCTTAGTAGGCCAAGTATGGGTATGAGGCCAACCGCTAGCTGTAGGAATATCTCTTAAAGCTTGGCGATAAGTTTTCCAAGCATCAGACATAGTTACATCTGATAAAGCTAGGTAATCAGTTTCAGCTAATAATGAGTCTCTTGTATCTCTTTGAGCTGCAGCCTCATCAGCATCAATTTTTGTTTTATCATCTCCAGTATATGTAATCTTAACATATTTTGTGTACCATTTCCCGTCAAGTTGTTCTATACCAGAACGACTATAGCTTTCGTAAGGACCACTAATTGAAGGTGGAGTTCCTTCATTAATGCCTGTATAACCTAGTCCTTCAATAACTGTATTAGTAACAGGAACAGGAAAAGAAGTGTTTGGATATTTTCTTAATATCTCATTTTTTAATTCAACATTACCTGTTGAGTTATTTCTAAATTCATTCATAATTAGTTAAGCGTGTGCGTAGTAAACATATCTGTAGCCATTTGCATTTCTTACACTACTACTTCCTTTTACAGTAAAACCATTTGAAACATAATCAATATCATCTTGAGTACTGGAACTACTCGTACTATTTAATGTTAGTCTTTCATCACTTCTAAATGAATCTAACCATAAGTAATCGTTACCGTAAAAACTAGATCCATTATGAACAGCTCGTATAAAAACAAACCTAGGTTTAAAACCACAAGTTATAGTTTGATCAGATCCAGATCCTGTGTAGTAGCTACATTTTGAAAATCCTTCGACTGAAGCAAATAACCAAAACAGGTACAAATCATTAGAATCATTTACAGCACCTGAACCTCCTAGATAAAGATTATTAATATCATGAGCTGCAGTAAAGAAGTTAGTAACGCTAATTGGAGCATCAGCATTTATTAGTCTTGTGTATTTTTGATAAGAGCTACCTCCGGGGTCCATATCTTTATGATACATGCAGGCATAACCACTTCCAGAAGCTTTCTTCCAAAATATCATTTCTGGTACGCTTCCAAGTTGATGTGGAAATGTATGATTACTACCCGTTCCTAAAGTCAGAAAGGATTGAAACCCCTTGTAATTTCGCCACATCCAACTACTGTAACCAGTTACATTCTGTCCGAACCCTTTTTCATGTCCCCAAGTTGCATAAGAGTCTTGGTCAACAGTTTCATTCGGTAGTTTAGGATAACCTTTACCAAATAGTCTTGAATGAAAACGCCATGAACCAGTACTTGTAGGGTTTCTAAATACGCAAAAATCAGGATAAAAATTGCATCTAGCATTTGGTCCACTTGAATCTGTCCACATTGTGGAATAATCAAATACATCATCATTATATGCAGGTGGTTTACAAACTAAACCATCATGATCTCTTATAGCAAACCAGAAATATCTGACGCCACTACCATTAACTTTGGTACTAGTATTATTAATAACAAAACCTTTATTATTGAAATGTAAAAGGAATTCTTCGCTAGTATGATAAGGTTCCAACATTGAAGAAGTTTGCCACATTTGCCAATATTGAGTACCGCCTGAATAACCACTTAAAGCAGAGTTTCCAGCCATATCCCAGAACCAGCTCATACCATATACTTCTGGAACAATTATTACTTGTGCAGGTTTCCATCCAGTACCACAAGTCATTTGACGTTTAGTAGCACTAGCATTACCATCATAGTAACCATAGGCTAACATTTGTTGGTCTGAGTTTTCTCCAAACTTTGCGTAGTTGTGGTCTCCCCAGATATAAGCTACATATGTCTCGCCGTTTTGGTTTGTATCATTAGAAGTACCAACACTAAAATGAGTAGATGTAGGAGTTTGATAAAAAACAGTTGCGTCTGTATCTATACTTCCCTCGTTGTAGTGATTCATTCTATATGGTTTATTATAAGCTGAACCAGCCATATAAACTTTCCAAGGACTAGTACCACTACGTTTCTTTATCCACATCATACCAACAGAACTACCAACAGCATGTGCAATACTACGATTACTACCGTTTCCTGTGTAAGTAACGATATCTAGGAAACCTTCTTTACAAGCGTATTGCCATAATTTCATTCTACCATTAATATTATTATCTGAATCTCGTGCCAAGCCATATGTAGAATCAGCACACCCTATTCCATTAGCATGGAAATTAACTCCGAATTGATAGTCATTAGATGGGTTATATACTGCATCAGTTTCTCCAGAATTACCACCAGTATTATATGTTCCATTCAAAAATAGATGTTTATAATTATAAGATTCTCCACCTCTTACTGTATCTACCAGAGTCATGCGACCACCCCTATTCAGGTACTCTGTGCTAGTTAATGTTGGAGTAGAAGCATGATCATAGTTATCCCAAATAACCATACCTCTATTACCATCTGATCCATCATCTGGACCTTGATCCAACGCAATAACACCAGTATTTGTAACAGTTTTATTTCTAGCTTGTTCTAGTAATGGGTTAGTACCACATCCAATTAACGTTTGTGTATTAGTTAAAACTGTTGATGTATTAGCAAAAGTTGGTGTAAATTTACCAGTATACAGAGCTTCAGTTGTTATACGGAAAGCACTTAAATACATCTCACTTCCACTTCCGGTATCACTTGTTTCTCTGTTACCTATTGCCCAAGCTTCGTTTAAAAAACTCGGTCTAGTACCTGTATTATAAGTAGTTTCTTTTAATCTATATCCATCTACAAAACCATGAAACGTTGTACCATTTAAAACGAAAGCGTAATGATGCCATCTACCGTCATCAAGATATCTTTTTTGATATGTATTACCATCTAAATCTTGACCATTACCGCCTGTACCTGCAAATGATGCTCGCCATTGAAAACTCAAATTATAAGGATAATCTCTATACTGACACTCTATCCCATTTCTACTTTCAACCTTTATATTGAACCAATCATTACCTTGAAGGTCAAATATATATGGGGCATTAGAATAGGTCAGCCAGTTACTACTTATAGCATTTCCAAATCCGTTTGGTGATTTTAACCAAAATTCAATTGTAAAATCAGTAGAATTATTAATTGGAAAATGAGTCATCTGCAATCTGTTGGTTCTATCATTGAAAGCTGCTCTCCTTTTTCCAAAAAATAAGCATCCTCCTTTTGCACCATGATTGCCTAGCTTCGTACCACTTTCCCAACCTCTACCAGCATTATTGTTTTTTCCTTCATAAATTTTTTGATTAAAAATATCATTACTATAAACTGGTCCATCTGTGTTAGCCCCTGCTACAGCCGCTGCTGTTTGTATACTATTAGGATCCATAATTAATCTACATAATCGACTAGTGAACCACCTCTCCATCTAGTACCACCATTATTAGTGTGGAAATAGAATTGGTGTGTTTTACCTTCAGTTAAAGTAGGTGCTGTGTCAGCAGGCCATTTAACTGATGCAGGCCAAGTTAAAGAACCTGAGTTATGATCTACTTCAATAATCATTGCGTATGATTTAGTATCAGCAGGTGGTGTACCAAACGTGAATGTAATATTACCTGCAGCTTGTACAGTAAAGTAGTTACCAGTAGAGCAATTAACAGTTGTAGCGTTACTTGAAACTGTTAATGTCTCTTCTTGTTGTATATATTGACCGTCAGTCGCTACATTTGCAGCCGTTAAAGTACCTGTTATTGTTGGACTTGCCTTTGGTGCTGCTAATGCAATTGTTTGATATGTACTAGCTCCTGTAGATGTAGTTAAGTAATCTGCAAGCTCAGTCATTACAAATGCTGTTGACGCAGCTTTAGTAGTACTATCGTTAGCAGATGCAGTAGGAACTGTGACTGTACCAGTAAATGTAGGCGAAGCTTTTGGAGCAAAGCTAGCTACTACAAATGCTGTTGATGCAGCTTTAGTTGAGTTATCTCCAGCTGTAGGAGTAGGAACTGTAACTGTACCAGTAAACGTAGGTGCAGCAGTTGGTGCTTTAGCAGATAGTACTGCAAAAGTAGTTTCGACATCTGATCCACTATTGTCATAAATAATAGCGTCAGCTTTAATTTTTCCGTATGCCATGAGTTTAAGAAATTAAAATGTATTTAGAATTTGCAGGGATTGTTAATGTAACACCATTCGCAATGGTGACATCACCAACGCTCATAGCATTTTTGTTAGTACTTATAGTATAATTAGAAGCAATAGTCTGTTCTGTTTCAGTTAAAGCTGTTGTCTGATCTATAGTAGCCCAGTTTAAAGTACCAGAACCATTAGTTTTTAAGTATTGACCATTACTACCAGAACCGGGTACTCCAGACGAAGCACCAATATCAGCTTTTGAAATTAAATTACCTGTAGCAGTTACACCACCTTGCCAAGAAGAACCATTATATACTCTAAGTTCGTTGGCTGTAGTATCAAAATAAAGATCTCCTTCATCATTGTTACTACCCGGTTGGCTGCTTGCTATTCGATACCTATCTGCAAAATCATTAATACCACTAATATTACTAGCTACTGTGTTAACATTAGAAATCGAACCACCAACAGTATTTATATTAGCAACGTTAGTAGCACATGTATCTAAATCGCTGACTATTGCTGAAGTACCTAATGTATTCATATCAGCTACTGCATCAGCAGTACCTAACCTACCAATTTCAGTTGCTTTAGCAGCCACAGCTCCTATATCTGTTGCATCTGCAGCTACAGCTGTAACATCAGAAGATATACCAGCTACTGTAGTCACATTACTAGAGATTCCAGCTACTGTAGTTACGTTACTAGATACACCAGCAACAGTTGTAATATTACCAGACACACCAGCAGCAGTATTAACATTAGAAATGTTAGTAGCTACAGTGTTTACATTAGAAATTGACCCTGCAACTGTAGTAACTTCAGTAGCTTTAGGTGTTACTCTATGGAATGTATAAGTATTAAGTGTAGATGTAGTCTCTACAATCATACCTAAAGTAGCAGCATAAGTAGTGCTATTTTCTAAACCATTGATAGTGACTGTTGAATTGCCAACAGTACCATTAGAAATGGTTGCAACTCCAGATCCATTAGAGGTAAGGCTTCCGCTGAGAGCTTTAATAGATACAAGAGTTCCAGCCCCGTTATTAACGTCAGGGTTAGCGTTAGGAAAAGATGTTTCATTTGCTATTGGTACAAAACCACCTACGTCATCTACTAAATCTACTATACGTGCATCTATAGCTGACGTTGTAGCTACTTTGTTATCAGCAGCTACCCAAGTTTCACCTGATTGTATTTCTTCTACACTACCTAATCTATAATATCTGGCATCAGCTTCTGTCTCAGTATAATATCTACCGTCTAAAGCACCACCAGTTAACTCTGTCTCAGTAAAATATCTATTATCTAATTGACCAGCATTCAGCTCAGTCTC